ATGAAGCCGATGATTGAAACGGATTTGCAAAAATCCATTGAGGGGGCATTGCGATGAACCGTGAAGCGATTTATTCCGCGCTGTGGGCAAAGCTGGACGCATTGGATGGCTTTGTAACCAAAAGCCGCAAACTGCTGCACTGGAACGATGTTAAACGCTACGACCAGCCCGCGTTATTCATGGCGCAGGGCGATATGCAGGCAGTAACGTTGACAGGGCAGGAAACCAAGTGGATTTTGCGCGTTGATGTTTACCTGTACGTCCAAACGTCAGGCGAACCGCCCGCGCCCATCATGAATCCGCTGATTGACGCGGTGTGCAATGCCGTGAACGCCGTCCACCCTATCACAGGCAAGACAGCTTTGGTGGTTGATGGTGCAGATATTGAGTATTGCCGCGTCGAGGGTACGGTGGAAACAGACGAGGGAACGCTTGGCGAACAGGCGGTCTGTATTATCCCAATTATGATTTGCGCCGCGTAATGCGGTTTTATTTTGGAAAGGAAATGTCATGCAGTTGACGTTTGGTAGCGGCGAGGTTTTCGCCGAAATGATTACGGATGCTTACGGCAACCGTGTACAGAACGCAACGCCCGTGCGAATCATGGGCTTGCAGGAAATGTCCGTTGATTTGTCGGCGGAATTGAAAGAGTTCTACGGTCAGAACCGCTTTGCGCTGGCTGTCGCACAAGGTAAGGTCAAAGTGTCGGGCAAATTCAAAGGTGCGCTGATTAACGGTCTCGCCCTGAATACCCTGTTCTTTGGCGCAGAATATGCGACCGGAACCATGAAAGCCCTTTGGGCGGATGTTGCGGGTAAGGCTATCCCTACGAGCGGCGCATATACCGTTCAGGTAGCCGCGCCGAACGGCGGACGCTTCGTTGAGGACGCAGGCGTGATGGGTAGTGACGGCACGGCATACATCAAAGTAGCCAGCAATCCGACAGCCGGTCAATACATGGTATCTGCGACAGGTTTATACACCTTTGCCGAAGCGGATAAGGGTAAAACCGTCTATCCGAGCTTTACCTACACCCAAACCATGCCATCAGCCAAGAAACTTGAACTGACTAACTTGGCGATGGGCAACACGCCGACCTTTAAGCTGAAATACCTGACGCAGTTCAAGGGTAAAAAAGCCCTGCTGGAACTGGAAAGCGTAACCAGCGGTAAACTGGGCTTGTTCTCAACCAAAAACGACGACTTTTCCGTCCCTGAAATCGACTTCACGGCGCAAACCGATGAAGCGGGCTTTAAAGTCGGTACGTTGTGGATCCAAGAGTAATCCGACAGACCGTCCGAAAGGGCGGTCTTTTTATTTGACCTGAACCAAGGAAACAAAAATGACAGTACGAATTAAAGGCGTAACCGTTGAACTGAACGGCACAAATTACGTTATCCCACCTATCGCACTTGGCGCACTGGAGCAGTTGCAAGAACGTATCGGCACATTTGACGGCAACGTCCAAGACGCAAAACAAATCTCTACCGTTATTGACTGCGCCCATGCCGCCATGCGTCGCAACTATCCCGACATGACGCGCGAAGAAGTCGCCGACTTAATCGACATCGGCAACATGAATGAAGTGTTTGCCGCCGTAATGGACGTTTCGGGTTTGAAACGCAAAGAACAGGAAGCCGCGCAAGCGGGGGAAGTTCAGGCGGCGGACTGAGTTTCGGCGCGATGATCGCCCACGTCTGCGCCTCTACGGGGTGGACGTGGGACTACGTCGCCGACAACTTGGATTTGCCGCGTATCAAACATCTGAACGAGTATTGGCGCGAACATCCGCCCGTGCATATCTTGGTAGCGTCGTACATGGGCATCAAGCCGTCGTCGGGCAGCGCGCAAACCGAAGCGGACGAAGCCGAAGCCATCAATATGCTTGGCGGTAACGAACTGTCTGAAGACGAATTTAATGCCTTGCTGAAAGCGAAAGGAATAATCTAAATGGGCAATGCGATTTTTCCCACGTTCCCCGGCTTGAAGTGGGGGCGGAAGAAAACAGCGGTGTGGAGTACCGGGACGCAGAAATCGGCAAGCGGTCGTGAATTGCGAACCGCTTACTACACCTACCCGCAATGGCGGTTTTCGCTGTCTTTCGAGGTGCTGCGGACAAAAGCGTCCGTAAACGAACTGGAGCAACTGGCGGGATTCTTCAATGCCCGCAAAGGCAGCTTCGAAAGTTTCCTTTACGAAGACCCGACCGACAACGCGGTAACCGACCAGCCCATCGGAAACACGGTGCAGGGCGTTACGCGCTATCAGCTTGTCCGTTCGATGGGTGGTTTTATTGAGCCTGTATTGGCAGTCAAAGAACGACCCGCTGTCAAAGTGGGCGGCGTGGCTTTGACGTATGGGCGCGATTATTCCGTTACCGACAAGGGTGTCTTGGTTTTCAACACACCGCAAACGCCGGGTCGCCCGATTACATGGACGGGCGGTTTTTATTTCCGCGTGAGGTTTACGTCTGATACGGTGGATTTTGAAAACGTTTTGGGCAGCTTGTGGGCAGCTAAAAAGATTGAGTTTACGAGCGTTAAGTTATGAAGACAGCAACAAAAGAACTGCTTGACTTGCTGCACGGCAGCGATGAATTTCAGATGGCGGACTTATACACCATCACGCTTTCGGGCGGGCAGGTGCTGCGCCATACCAGCGCGGATATGCCCGTCGTTTGGGATGGGCAGACCTACGAGGCGCACAAGCTGATTATCAAGCGCGGCGCAACCCGTATCGCTGTTGGCTTGGACGTGGATTCCAACACCCTGCAAATCGCCTCCGACCCCGATTACAGACTTGAGGGTTTGCAATGGGCGGAAGCTGCTTTGGGTGGCGTGTTAGACGGCGCACGGGTCAAGATAGACCGTGTGTTCTTTGGCGTCGGCGCGTCATCCATCGGCAACATGGTCGAGGACGCAAACGCCGTCTTAGAGGTTTCAGGGGTGAACCGAACCGAGACTAAAACGCTGCAAGTTCGCGGCGATTTGCCGAATGAGTTTGTTTTGTCATGCGACATTGCGCTTGAAAATGCAACGTCAATCTATGGCAAACCCTACCCGCGTATCGGTGCCGAGTTGTCTGTTACCTATACCGACAATTCCATCGGCTATTTTAGCTGCTGGTACGAAGATGCGGTCAGCGGTAGTACAAAAACACTGTCTGATCGCATTTCGGCTAAACATGAAATCCCCGCAGGAAAGACGGTCAAGGAAATACGCAGTCTGATTATACAGGCACGATACCAAACGTCTGATTCTATCAGGATTTCAGGCGTTGATTTGCGGTCGGCAGCCGATGTTAACGGCTCCCTTGCCGAACTTCGCCCCGTCGGTGCTGTGAATATCTTTTCGGGACGCGTGTCGGATGTATCGGGCAGCAGGTCGTCTGTAAAGGTTGACGTCAAATCCGACATCGAGCTTTTGAACGTATCAAGCCCGCGCAACATCTATCAGGCGGGCTGCATGAGAACGCTCTATGACGAGGGCTGCAAGGTCAACCGTGAGAAATTTACGGTGGATGG